GGGGGGTATCATGGAAAAAGAAAATTTGATTAACGATACGGCCTCTGAGGGCAAAAACACACCTCCTTTGGGGGGTGGCAAGCGATTGCAGAGTATCGGGGTAACGTCCGATACCGATGTTGATGCCACTGGAGGGCAGGGTAAAAACCAGACCAAAAATTCCCGTTTGGCTGGTAAAAATAAGGGAAATGACAAGAGGCAAGTCCGGCCTCAAGCCATCAGACGAGGACGGAAAGGGGGTACGCGTGGTCAAAAATCCACGCGTTTCCTTATGGGCGAGCTTAAGAATTTGTCAGCCGAGGTTAAGGCCATGGGTGACATTGAACGTGATAAGCAGGAGGAGGAAACTCCCCAATCGCTTTTGGTTGAGGATTCAGATGATGAATCCGAGTCATCATCGACGGATGATGAGTCAGATGATGAGTCTGACATTCAAATGGCCTGGCTCCGTGAGAACATACCTGGAAAGGAGATTTTGTTCCACAGTGATCAGTCCACAAGCCGACTTGGCGTTATTGCTAGGTTGAGTTCCATGCTCTGGGGTTCGTCCGTCGCAGCTTTGGCTGTGGCCAACGGCCTCGGACGTCTTCATAAGCGTAAACCGCTCGCGTTGGTCACGGCATTCATGGATGCACGTGGCCTAAAGCGGGTGGGTGCGTTAGTGGATTTGGCGGTAGGGGTCCGTGGTCTCTCCCTGTCTGAAGCCTTCAATTTATTGCGAGCTTCATATCGGTTGAGTCATGCCTCCTTTGCCGAACGGTGTTTGAGCTGGTTGAGTTTAACTGGCGGCAACTGGCTTACCCATATGGCAAATGCCTCACGGCATTTGTCATCATGGCTTCAGCTTTTTGTCGTCGTTACGACATTGCCTGCTCTTTTTCTGTTGACTGCTCTCCTAGTGAAGAAGTCACAGTCGGCTACATTAGGTGACGAACGTTACTATTATAAGTATGTTTGTGATTTAACTAACATAAGGCCTATGGCCTTACCCCGTGATCGCCGGCCAGATAGCTTGCGTTATGCTGATATTATCCATCGAGCACCAATGCTCATGGATGTGCATTTCGAAACAAATAATCCTTCAAGCTACTTCGTCGGCGACAGGTATGTAGGTCCTGGAATTATGCAGTGGTTGGTGGATTTAGGTCCGCTTTTCGAACCGAAACTAAGGGTTGTTGACATGGTCATAAGCCTTGAGATGTTGGTTCAGATTAGTAGGCTTAAATCTACCTCCGTTTCCACAAGTCCACAGCGAGTCTATGAACGTTTAGAGCTCGCTGCTGCAACTTATTGCACAACAAATTATGAACGTTATGGTGTCCTCGACAAAGATATTGTCCAGGACACTGTTTTCGTGGCTTATGCGTTGGCAATGGAAAAACGTGAAAAGCGAATGGGAATTCCTTTTCACGACAGCCTCCAAAGCTGATAAGGACGGTCTTACGCGGCTATCGTTATTACGAGTATAAGCTCCCATTCGAGCCATTGGGTGAAAATACCGTAATAATTAGACGCGATCGTCCGGATCCCACGATCCGGCCTATTGTGGCGGTGAGTCTTGGCCCAACTGCTAAGGCTTGTCTCTTCAAACCAGATTTGTGGGATCCTGAAACTTTTGAGGCTGGTGTGCGGAAGCGCTTTTGCAGGCGTCTTCCTAATTTGAATAGGCCCCGTTTACGTCGTTTTAAACGTTTCGTGACGCGGTTTATTCGTCGGAACTTCATACCTCTTGAATCGGAGGTTGACTGTAGCGTAGAAACTTGGCTTAGTAAAACTGATTACACCGAAGTGCGTAAATTGGAATTGCTGGAAAAGTTTCGCGAGATAGTGAATCCTCATGACCCGAGGTATTCCGTTGTTGATTCGTTCGTCAAGGATGAATTTTACACTGAGCCGAAACATGCTCGTGTAATTAATTCCAGGTCGGACGAATTTAAAACGTTGGTCGGACCCATCTTTCAACTCATTTCTGATGCAGTATTCAAGCATGCTGCTTTTATCAAGAAAATTCCTGAGCGTGAAAGACCGGCTTATGTGAGACGGTATTTTGAGCAAATAGAGGGTGTGTTTGCTACTACGGACTTCAAGTCATTTGAGTCGAGCTTTAGGGCTCAGATTATGGCTAGTTGTGAGATGAAGTTGTATAGGTATATGACGCAGTTGCTTCCTGCAGAACTACGTATGCAATTTTATCGACATTTAGATGTCATATCGGGCGAAAATCACTGCAAATCCCCGTATGTCTCGGTTTATACTGAGGCAAGGAGGATGTCCGGTGAGATGTGTACTTCGTTGGGGAATGGTTTCACGAACCTATGTCTGTTTTCTTTTATGTGTGAAGAATCAGGTATGTCTCAATCCGATTACAAAGTTGTCATAGAAGGTGATGACGGACTTGCGCGAGTCCGTACCATACCCAATGTACAGCCTTGCACGGATTTGGGGTTTACAATTGATCTTATCACGCATGATAAGCTTTCAGATGCTAGCTTCTGTGGCATGATATTTGATCCTGATGATTGTTGCATATTGACTGACCCGATGGAGGTCCTGGCTAAGTTTGGTTGGGGAACCAACCAATATGCTGGTGCGAATATCAAGACACACAAAGCTTTGCTACGTGCAAAGTCTTTGTCTTATTTACACCAGTATCCAGGATGTCCCATTATACAATCGATCGCTAAGTGTTATGAGCGATTGACTATAGGTGTTCAACTCGACAAAATCCTCCGCTCTATGCGTATGGATTTATACGAGCGCCACAAATTACAAAGTGCTTTGGATTGGTGGAATCTTAACAAGAAACTACCTTTCAAGCCAATTACTTTTCGGTCGCGTGATCTCGTTGCTCGCCTTTGGCATATCCAACCTGATACGCAGATCCAAGTAGAGCGATATTTTGACTCCATTACCCAGATTGGACCAATTTGTCCTCCGATTGACTTCCCTCCCCTGTGGATCGTTCATTATGATCGGTTTGCTGGTGATGAAGAAGTTGACCGTACGACTCATAAATTTTACTAGCGCAGGGCGTCTTCACGTCCTATGGCTGCGGCGCTAGGGCCTCTG